AACCGGAAGTCTTCGACTGCTATCTTGCCGGACGACCCTGGCTCCTGCTCCATCCAGATTTCCATGTCGAGGCCGTACTTCTGCTCGTCCAACCTCGCTGTCTGAACCACTACCCTTTTGACATCAGCGGGTGACCACCGACCGCGACGGATGTCTTCGACGTAGTAGAGGCCCTTGGACGATCGCGCTAGCAACATGCCAGCAGTCCAGTCGGGATCGTCTGATGTCAGCTTCGACCCGACTCGCTTCTTCGGCTCCTCTGTCGCTGCTACGTCCCACCATCTGACCCGCGACGCATCACGCGGCGCCTCATCCACGATCTCGAACCACTCTCTCCGGAACTTGTTGCCCGGAGGACGTGCGAACCAGTTGCCCTCTCTCAGCTGTTGCCGCGTGTAAGGGTCTAGCTCCTGAAGGAACTTGTCGTATTCCTCTGCGTCGAGGTACGGGTTGTCCTCGAGCTTCGCCGGAATAAAGGGCCGGCCAGCCTTTGGGCCATCGAGTATGAAACGCTGGAGAACCCAGTCATGCCCAAAGCCGCCAGGGTTAGTGGCAGCGCGCAGACGGACAGGAACATCCGACCCGACGAGACGACGAAGACGCGAGTTGAGGAAGAGGTAATCCTCTCTCCGGAACTGCGTGACCTCATCGAACCCGATGAACTGGTACTCCGCGCTCTGGTACTCGTACTTGTCATTCGCTGATTCCAGGTAACCGAAGGAGATGGTGGCCCCACTCGGGAAAACATAAGCATGTCTCTCGTCGTCCCATCTTGCGGCTGATTTACGGAACCACTCGTGAGCCCTGTCCATCAACGCGCCTGGCTTCACGAGCTGGGCGAAGGAGTTGCGGAGCAACAGAGCGGCGTATCCGGGCCGGTCAACGTACATAGAGGCAGCCATCAGCAACGCGTCACTCTTCCCGCCACCCACGGCACCTCCGTACAACGCTTCGGGGTGAGGCAAGGCGAGGAACATCAACTGCTTGTCAGTCGGCCAGTGAGGCAGAAACGGGTTCTTCTGCAGGATGAGAGCCGTCTCGACCAAGCAGCGAGCCCAAACCCGTTTATCGAGTGACATCAACCCTCACTGCTGTGTTGAACCAATCCCGCGTCTCGTGGAAAGTGCAGTTGCAGATCGACTCGTTGCGCCTGTATCCGCAGTTCGTGTGGTCTGCGCTAACGCGTCCGTGCAACTGGTCGTCGTCTATCTCTCCCCAATGTCCACACTGAGGGCAGCGCAGGTTCCACGATCCGTCTGCGTCCTGACGAAGTTCCCCTCGAGGGTCTATCGCCCTCGCTTCTGCGGGGCTCATGCTGTCACTTCAGTTCGTGTCGATGACCCGGGACGACATCCGCGTGGGGCTGCTAGGCAGAAGGTGGGTGTAGCGCTCAACTTTCCTTGTCTGATGCAGCGCTGACTTCAGCAGGCACTTCGATTACTTCTGCATCGATGACTTCATCTGCGCTAGCAGCAGCAGGCAACGAGGGCACAGTAACGTCTGCACTCTTCATCACTTGCCTTACTTGGATCAGTACCAACTGCGGCTCTGGCTTTGAGAACAACTGTTGCCCTCCAATGCCGCCCACTTCTACCTTCTCTCCGTACTCTGATCGCCTCTTGGCTTTCAGCATGACTTCCATCAAGCGATCAGAGTATACCCTTTGCTTGATCGGCTCTCCTGTTCGCTCGTCTATTGCTACTCCTGTCTTAGGGTTAGGTATGAACTGTTCGTACCCTTCGACAGCGCGCTTACGTGCAGCTTCCTCGAGGGTGTCACCGAACGCCTCACGTGCTGCTTCGTAGCGCTCCGGATAAGTGGGATCCTCCTTCATCCAGCGCCAATGAGTTTCGCGCTTCACTCCGCTCGCTTCCTCTGCGGAGATCAACACTCCGAGACGAGAAAACGCTGCAAGAAAGGCACGCTGAAGTTGAGGAGTAGTTACCTTGCCTTTTCGCCTGCGCGTAGGAAGATGAATCGAGCTCTCTTCGACTACGCTTTTGCGATCAACCCTAACTGCCACGACACCCTCGACAGCGACAACCTATCTCATGGCTGTGGAACTGTGGAGATGCGCAGTGATCGCAGTTGCACTTGCCACACTTCGGACACGTAGTAGTCTTCGCATTGTCGAAGCGATTGGGACACGAGATGCACTTCTTGACCATTGGATCTCCTGGGTAGGGTCTGGACAAGTCCTACGCTTAGCCCACGACCGCGACGCTGACTAAGTGTTCGAGCTACCCTTCCTTTGCGAGCTCGACCGCAGGTTTGCGACGCATCGCCTGCCGGTGCGCCTCTTCACGCTTCTTCTGTTCTGCGCTGGCAGGACCTGGCCCTCCTGCGATGTGCAGCTTGCCATCCTTGCCGTACGAGAGATCACGCAGACGCAAGGCAGAGCGACGAATCCCACGTGCCAACTTACCCTCAGGTATCTGCCGTGTAGCAGTAGTGGCATCGCTACGGCGCTTACGCGCTTTGGGAGGGTACGCTCCGCCTCGCCTCTGTGGATCTCCGTCTGTCTTGTTCACGCCACACACCCTCCTGCAACGTGCCACTGGGAGTGCCAATCACGATCCACGAAGATCGACTGCCCGAGCTTGAGGGCGCCGTGACAACGGGCGCACAGCTTGCCTCTCAGCTTCCTATCTACCTTCGCCATGATCGGTGCCCGAGCGTTCCTGCCACTCAGCGCAACGGCTAAGGTCCTACACGTCCGCACCTCGCGCAGTTCCTTACGTAGCATCGCAACGGTGGAGGCACTGCCCTTGTCGTGTTGTGCCAGCTCCGCTCTGTCCGCTATCTCTCGTGCCAATGCCTGTGGATCTGGATATCTGCCATCTACCCTTCCTGGCTGATACCCCTCAACCATGAACGTAGCGACCTGTCGCTTCGTAGGTCGGCTCAGCTTGGGCATCGCACTACGCAGGTCGATCACTTCCTCAACTACCCTCGTCCAATGGCCCGACGCCATGTCTTGAGCGATGGAGTTGAGTGTGGATCCTGATGCTGCACCTGCTGAAGTGAGTGTCCTCTCGCAAACAGCGCCAGCCGCCTCTGCGGAGTAATCCATCGGTTGTGGGCTGCATTGTGATCCACCGGATTCAGGAATGTCAATGAGATCATCGTAACCGCTGAATTCGTATTCAATCCCGTCTTGGAGTGAGCACAGGGTAGACGAACACAGTATCCACGTGGAACACCTTATCTCGATTCTCGGGTCGATTCAAGAATTCAGTTAGCTCAGCAGCATCGAATCTGCCATCTGCGTGTCCACTCTCTTCCTGCACGCTCCAACCAAGGTAGTTAGGATTGCTGAACACTTCGTATCTCCTCACGGTATCTCATACCAGTCGATAGTCATATAGTCATGCACCTCTTCGCTTTGCCACGGGAAGCCATACTCATTCCCTGGCATAGCGACTACCTTGATCGCCCCACAGAGGATCATGTCTCGAGTCCACTCGTCCTTCGCTTCGGCTGCCTGCTTGGCCCTGACGTAACGCTCCAAGAGCCAACCGTTCTCATGGATCGTCCCAAACTCGATCATCGCTTTGCGCGGTTCTCCCACAGTCGGGTAGTCGTGTCGATACGTCAGATCCACCACAGGCCAAGCCATAGAGTGATAGTCAGGGTCAGTGACGAAGCCCATGCGGGATTCGAGCATCATCTCTGACTTGATCTCTCCAAACTTTCGCTTCCTCGTCATCCCTTCCTCACCTCTCCCTCTATCACCTTCCACTTCGGTTGGTTCCTGTTCGCGTTGTCATTGGTCAACCCAATCGAGAATAGGGTTGTGGGGTTGCGCCTCGCCTCCTTCCTCAACTCCTCCAATCTTGACTCCAGCTGCGGCTGTCCCTGGGTACTTGAATCGACCATTGGCATAGGTCACCTTCTCTGGATCAACGATCTCCGCTTCAAACATCAACCGCCCCTCCTCGATCCACAGCTTGGTCACTTCCCCTGCAGGCATCAGCGCGCTGAAGTCAACCCTCACCGGGATCGGCCGCTGCGGATCGATCTCTGTCGTAACGCTGGCCGGATCAAGCGGGTCTCGATCCCCACCCCTACCCTGCTCCTCTACCGTCGCCAACAACACGCCCTGAATCTTCATTCGTCCAAGTCCCCTCCTGCAAACACTTCCGTATAACTGACATCTGGGTTGAGGTCCGCTGTCGCTTGTCGAATCGCTGTCTTACTCCACTCCTTACGTTTCGACAACTCCACGAGCCAAAACTTTGCTGCCCTGCTGGTTGGCCGATGGACGAGGTTGTGACAAGCCCAGCACAGGACAATCAGATCCTCATCAAGCTCCTCAGCTACCCTATCGTAAGTGACATGGTGGACTGTGTAGAACCCTCCTTCCAGTCCACAAAATTCGCACTTCTCTCCTCGCTCCTCCAGGATTCGATCCCTGGTCTCGTGCCACGTTCGAGTGGTGAAGTACCTTGCCCCAATCGCCTTCAACCACCACACCGGCTCCTCGATCGTGAGGTCCAATTCCTCGCTCATTCGCCCTCCACAAGTGGAAGCTGAGCGGATGGTTGGACAACATGCCCATATATAGCCAAGGCTATATATGGGGGCTTTGCCCTGTCCAACCCCTCCCTATCCGCAGGTCCAACTTGTCCAACTCTTTTGTCCAACTTTGTCCAGGTTGTCCAACCGCTGTCCAATCTCATTTAATTCGCACCGCGATTACCCGGTAGTACACAGCTGTTCTACCCTTGCCACCTCCCACCTTCTTGACCTTCCCTGCCTTCTGTAACATCGCCAGTTGACGAGCCAAGGACTTGCGCCCTGCGTCGTCGTAATCCACATCCATCGCCTCTGCCAGATCCCGCAGGGATATTGCTTCATCGACTGCGCTTGGAACGTAGCTGAGGATCTCTTCTGCATCATCCTCGGACACCACCTCTACCTTCTCATACCCTCCTGTTTCATCCATCTTGAACACCATGTCCTCCGGTGTGTCCAACAAGAGGTTGGTCTTCACCTTGATGGTGCGCGGCTCCTTATATTCGCCCTTGATCTCCACCAGCGTGTCAGGCTCTGCCATGAAAACCCCTGACCCACGCGGGGATGCCCCTGCTTTGTTCAAGTGGTGGATCAGGACCAATGCCATCGAGTAACGCCGTGCCAAGCGGTTCAACAGCACCAGGGTCTGGCTCACCGTTGCGGCGTCGTTCTCGTCCTCGATCCCCGTGAT